ATTTATGTTCGGTGCCGTTGTCGTGTTTTGCTTTCCGTACAATGTATCAATTTTGTTTTTTAATTGATTACTCTGTTGTTGTGAATCGAAATTAAAAAGGCTGTTTACCTTATTTCTTATTGTATCTGTCAAACCCATAGTCATTTACTCCTTATCAAATCTTGATTTTCATAAGTCCTGCAACAAATTTAACTGCACGATATACAACAACACATACCCACAATTTTGTATTGTTTAGGTTAAGGTGCGCGTCGTCTGCGCCTGATACAATACCGTTATCCAAACACCACTGTACAGGTTTATGAGCCCATTCTGGCATATTACTGTCAATGCAATCGTAAATCATTTCTGATTTATCAGCCTTTTTCTTTTCCAACTCATTAATTTTCCTCGTTAGTTCCTCGTATTGTGTCATATTCAATTCCTCCTTGTTTGTTTTATCCTTTGTCACTTGTCCTGTAATTCCTTTAAAAATCGCCTTTGCAAACTCTGTCGCACCGATTTTCTTGTATTTATTTGCGTCCTCTGTATCTACAAAACACACTTCAACAAGCATAGCTTTCGCGTCACTGTGATGTACCACATACAGCTTAGAGCCGTCTTTAATACCTCTGTTTTTAAAACCCAATTCACTTATCGCTTTGCAAGTATTTGTTGCCTCATCAAACTTTTTGCCGCCGTAAGTCCACACCTCTGTACCTTGCCCACCGCCACTGTTAAAGTGTATTGATACAAACAAGTCAAGCGGTTGTGAATTTGCTTTATCGACAATCTGTCTTAGATTTGAGCTTACTGTCGGCGCATAATCATTTGTACAGTCATACACTGTATGTCCCGCTTTTTTTAACAAATCTTCAAGTGCATATCCGACGTTTCGTGCCTCTACGCTTTCGTCTATGTAACCTACTGCACCACAACCGACTTGCCCGCTTACGGTATGTCCGCAATTTATTCCTATTCTCATAAATCACCACTCCTTTACGGTCATATTCTTCCATTTTTTATATGCGTCAAAATACATCTCGTTTTTATCGCCATTGTATGTAATTTCGTAATACATTCCGTCCGATACGGTTGTTGACGCCAACGCCTTGAAATTCTGCAATGTCTTACAGCTCCACACGATATACACATCATCTGTGGTGATTTTCTTGCCGTCTGTCACATCAACATTATTGTTAAAATAATTTGCGATTAATGTTTTTACTGCATTTATAAAAATTTTATCCGTCATATTTCATTACACCTCTTTCAATTTAACGCCTTCCATTACCCCTCTTGTATACAACATCGCAAGATAAACTTTCATTGCCTCTAATTGTATATCATATATACTTCGTGTACTTTCGGGAGAAGTTATCAAACCTCGTTTATCCCAACTCTCAACTGTTGCTTTAAGCTTTTTGTATCGCATTGACAGTTGATAATATTCATCTTGCAAATCTTTTTCATAATCTTTGCAAGTTTCTATTTGAACAGTCTCTTTCAAATTCATATTTATTCCTCTTTCTTACCCTCGAGTTCCGATGTCATTGTATCAAGCCACTTTTCAATGCCGTTTCGCAATTTGCTCGGTATTGGCAGACCGCACAAGCACATATTTTTCAGTATTGAAATACTTTCGTACATTATGTACAGCAAGCAGAAAAACTCACATATGCCCACTTGCGTAATGCCTATATATTTAAGCACTTCTTCCGGCACAAACGGTAGCATATTAAAGCCTATCAGCTTGTCCAAAATAGCCAAACCCACAACCGATACAATCATTGCAAATTTTCGTATTGCACCGTCAATGCCGAAACAGCTATTAAACTTTTTCTCTTTGATTGCCCTTAGTAACCCTAAAACCGTATCTAACATAACTGCAACAAATACAGTTTTTATGAATAGGTTACACGCCAATGTAACCCAAAATATATTGATTGTTTCCCAAATGTTCATTATGTTTCCTCCTTAAATAGCTGTTCTTTCTGTATTGGTAAAATCCATTAAAATTTTGATTGTACCATCTTCATATTCTGCACCTGTTACAACTTTCTTAGTTACAATACAAATAGCACTGTGTCCCCTTGCTAATCTGTGTGATAAAATGTAATTTGTTTCATCATTGTATTGCAAGCTCAAGTAATCTTGGGCAGTTTCGCCCGATGTATCGTTTTTTATAAGGAACGGCTCATTTATGTACAATCCTGTTTCCGGTTGAATCAAACTACCTGGATAATTTGGATTTTCGCTAAGTGATTTTTTCACAAGTTTAATATCGTCCGAATTTACTAACCCTTGTATAAGTAAAGAGAAATTATCTAACATAGTGCTATTTGATGTATCGTATAATTTTTCTTGTACTTCTTGTGATAATTTTGCTTTTGTAACAGCCTCATCAGCTATATGAGCAGTATGTACCGAGCCGTTTGACAATGTACCTGTATCACCTTTTTCACCCTTATCGCCTTTTTCGCCCTTTGCACCTGTATCGCCTTTCAAGCCTTGCGGACCTTGTTCGCCTTTTTCGCCCTTAACACCTTGTATGCCTTGTGGTCCTCTTATCGTACCTTTGTATTGCCACTTTACGTCTTCACCGCTACCTGCTGTAGTAGACTGATAGATATAGCCATAATCGGTATTAAGGTACACATCACCCACTTTAACAAGAGGACAATCTGCATATGTATAGTTGATGTTTTCGGACGTACCGCTTAAAGCTGTGCCTGTATACCACAAACTACCGTTCATATTTACATTTCCTTTGCCTGTGCCGATAAAAAACTCGTTTGTATCACTTGTGTATGCCGGCTCACCAAACGACAATGTTGGTAGTAACTTTCTCAGTCCACGTCTAAATTGAATTTTATTAGCCATTTTTTAACCCTCCATAATTTCTTTTTTGTCTTGCTCTGTTATATCTCCCGACTTGACGAATATGTCAAGGTGTTTCTCTTTGTAAATACCCATTTGATAGTATTTACGTATCAATGTTTTATTCACCGCCAACACCTGCCTTTAACTCTGCAATCTGTAACATCAGCATTGCGTTGATTTCGTCCTGTGACATTGTTTCGTCACCGTTCATAACAGACTGAACATATTGTTTCATATCCGACATACTGTCAAATGTTTTTGACTGTATCTGTGACAGCTGTTCTGCCGTAGGCTGTTCAAATGTGATGTCTATATGCTGAATTTTTGCAATTTCTGTGTCCATATCAAAATCACCGTCAGTTTCAGCAAATTTATCATTGACAATCCTGCGTTTTATACGCAATATATCCCTATCGGCGTGTATTCCGTACACAGTGCCGTCAATTTCGACACCGTGTTCATAGAATTGTGCCTGCCCGTTTTTACTATAAAATTTGTACATAATAGCCTCCTTAACTCCACGATGTTATATTTCCTTCTGCAATACAAGTATCTGCAATTCTACCAAAAGATTTAGCACTTGTTACATTATTTTTGATTACTGTGTTACCATCGACATCTAAAAGATTAAACTCGTTATTGTCGGCTAATGATGATGAAGTAGAGAAACTATTATTTAAGATTAATGTCCTGCCAGATGCACTTATCAATGAGCAACTTCCTGTCGCCGGTATAGATGCGATAGACATATAATTATCTGATATAATAGAAGAATTACTACAATCAATGAATTGAACATATTCCCCAGTAATTCTTATTGAAGTAAATTGATTCCCAATTAGTCTACCCGAATTTGTCAAGAATGACGTATCTTCATTTTGGTATATTGACGAGAAGGTATTGCCTATAATTTCGCCACCACAGTTAATAGTACAATTTTCAATAGAACTAAAAACATTTCCTATAATATTTCCACCTAACGACATTATACAATTTTCGCAATTTTCAATATAATTATCTTGAAAGAAAATTTTTGACGCCGAAAGCATATACCCCAAACACTGTTTGTTTTGTGTGAAATCTAAAAATTCGTTCCCTATTATTTTTGCATAATTTGCAATGCTAATTTCTCTCGTTATTACATTTCCTGGAGCACCCTCAAATCCATTTATAACATTATTAAAAAATAGTACTTTACCCAATTTAAACGTTGATACACCTAATTGATGAGTGCTAAATATATTGACAAATGAACAGGACACTATTTCCGATTCAGTTTCAGCAAATAATACTATTGGATTAATTGTATCAGATGTCACTGTTTTGATATCTTCTTCGAATTTTACATTTTTCATTGTCGTTGATTGTGATATGTGAAAAATGTGTTGTTTTTCAGCAGGATTTGTATTTTTAAAAATGAAATCATCACACATTGACCCATCTAAGGTCATACTGCCTTTTAATGATATAATAGCCCTACCGCTACTTTCCGGCAATCCATAACCACGTATGGTATTTTCGTTTGTCAAAACACATTTTGTACCTACAGGATAGATAACACTATTGTATGGTGCGGTGCTTATTGCCGCTTGTAACTTTAATTCGTCGTGGTCGCCGTCGCACACGACAAATATTTGGTTTTTTGTTTTCATCGACGCACCTGCCGCGGGGATTGGTGTATTGTCGTTTCCACCTACATATATTTCAGCCTCTGATTTGTCATCACTATATGCAATAGCTATTTCGCCTTCCGAAAGTGTTAATCTATTTATATTGCTTTTTAAACCGTGCTTTGCTATAAATCTTGTTGCCATTCTATCAATCCTCCTTTCCTTAATACGTTCCGCAATCAATGACCGATGTTACTTGTGCAGACAGTTCAAGTGGGTTAAAATCACCGCAATCAAAACTGTTTTCAGGTTCACTGTCAAAGTTGCCGCCGTCAAGCTCTGTTCCTAACTGTTCCATACCGAATACACCACCGTCGTATGATGTAATACCGATTGCTGTGTACAGATTTTGAAGTTCGTTTGTATACGCATATACTATTTCTTCGACAAAAGCCTTAAAATCAATATAGTCAAAGTATTTATCAAGGTCTTTCACCTTGTCCCATATTGCTACTCTATCTTCTGTGATAGTATCAAGTACATTCTTGTTACTGTGCTTGTGAGCCAGTGTTTGCAGTGTATTCACCACATTTTCAAGCATTTCCCTTGCGTTTATTTCATCATCAAGTTTTGCGTTTGTATCGTCAATCTTGCCGTTTAACACGCTATCCATATCTTCAAGAGATTTTTGTATAATCTCAATTTCAGATTTGGTTATGTACTCTTTATCATTAACAAGTTGCGACACAAGTGTAGGAACGCTTAAAGCAAGCCTTAAACTCTCTTTTGAAATATCTTTTTTGAGCGATATTCCTGCTATTTGAGTTATTTTCAGAACGTATTTATTAAGCAAGTCAGGTGTTTCAGAGCCGAAGTCTGTCTTTTGATAACATACATTACCCTTCATTTAACCACCCCCATTAATTTAAACGCACCCTTACACATAGATTACAAGGCTTTGTGTCCTTGTTTTCAAACTTCAACGCCGATACAGTCTTATTTACAACATAGTTTTCTTTGACTTCCGACCATAGTTCGGTCTTATGCGGTTTTCTTGACATAGTGGCATATAAAGCAACGTCGTCACCGTCACATTGCCAACCTATATCGTTCACACCTCTCTTATTTGCCGATACAACAGGCATTTTAAGATATATTACCTTTCCCGCTCCGACTGTATCTTCATATACATAATCGAAGCCGGTTGTCATTCGTTCGAATTCTTCCATTTCTTCTGCATTTGTTGGTTTGTTATACATTATTATTTATCCCCCTTTTGAACTCAACGTGTGCCATACCACTTGCATAGTCGATAGTAAAGCTGTGCAGACTGTCCATAGGCAAGTCAACAACTCTGCCGGTTGTACAATCTTCACTTTCATATTCAATTTTTATGTCTTTAAGATTTTGTTCTTCAACAATCATTCTCTTTACCTTTTGACATATCTCTATGTCTATCGAGAATAACCAAGCTGTTGGTACTCTGTTTATAAACAACAGTGTTTCGTTTGGGTTTTTACACGTCACTGCGACGTTATCACCTATTCTAAATAACATATATTTTCCTCCTTAACTTGTACTTGACGGTAAGCCTATTACCGTACATTTTGAAAAATCCCAAGTGCCTTTTGGGTATGTCTTACTTCCAGTCGAACCTATAAAAGACGTTCCTACAGCTTTTATAGCAATACCAACACCCGTATCGTAAATCTGAAAAACTTCTTGTCCTTTGCCATTCGATACTCGCTTCAATGTCAAATCACCATAATTACCGCTTGAATTACCAATAGTCACATACGCCCTTTTATCCTCATTATAAAATTTTGCTCCAACTATATCTGTACCTGTAATAGTTCCCTCTGTTATAAGGTCACCGCTCACTTTTACGCAACCGTTCAATATAAATCCGCCTGATATTTGAGTAAATGCAGAATTAATGCCGTTTTTTTCGTCATACTCTAACCAATCTTGTAAAATATCATTGAAATAATAATATTTGCTGTTATACTTGTAGAGTTTTTCTTTATCCAACGTTTTATCGCTTGCGGACGGTTTTTCTTTTACCGTAATAGCCTCTGATGTATCCATTTTTTCGAATGCAAGTGATTCAATCTTTTCTGCTGTTTGATTGAATTGTGTTTCCACACCTTTCTTTAGCTTTGAAACCCTTGTAGATATTCCGTCGGCAGTCATAGTGAACGTTGAAGATAATGTTTCTACTGAATTATCCGTGTATTCTTGACTTGATACTACTGACATTTCAATAGCTTGTGCCGTTTGCGATACGGTTGAATATTGACTTAGATTGTTTTCTAAGTCCTCATACGATACTTTACTTTCTATCTTTTCAGCCGTTACACTGAATTGAGTATCATAGCCGTTTAATTTCTTTCGCAAAGTGGTTGCGAGGTTGCTTTCGTCTATGTTGTCTAAAGCGTCCTCTAATGTCCTTTTCAGCTTAACGTAATTATCGTTTAATTCCGATACCGTTTCTCTAAGCTGTTTGTAATTCATATTGTTAATATCATCTTGATGATACAAATAACTCACCTCCCGGAGTAATGCCGAGTTCCATTTCATAGAAACGCACATAACCGTGTCCCTCAAAATGTAACTTGTAGCCATAATTAGCGGTCATTCGTGGTTTTAAGCGTATTGCCTGCATACCTTTCCGACCGTTACTGTCATATAGCAACTGCGATGTTTCAGGATTAAATTCTTCATTGTCGTACAGTGCATACACCTTGAAACGCCCCTCAATATACGCAAGCATTTGAAATTTTACTATATGTTTGATATTTACTGTCTGATATGTGCTTGAAGATGATGATGTCAGTATGGTTGATAAGTCTGTTTCACAGCTCCAATCGTCCGTATATTTGTTCGTATCCATTTTGTATACAACACCGTCTTTGCATAACATATACATACCGTTTTTGTTATGTGCAAAGCCTAATACTTCACTATTAATCACTTGTTGCGACCATTGACCGACCATTGTGTCATACACAAACAGATACATTTCGCCTTGCCTGTCTGTACAATACAAGTAATAGTTTCTTCCGTCACTGCCCGAAACGGCACTTTTGAACTCGTCAATTCCAAGATTATAGCCAATCTCACGCGGTTGTGAGCCTGTATACACCTTGATTTCATCATCTGACGCAAATATCAGTTTGCCGTTTACCTCTTGTATGCTCCTGTTGTCAATAGACCCCTCCGCATACACGTCAACCAATCTGAACGGATTTTTACTGTTGTATATTTCGTGCATAAAGTCACGTTTAAAGCAAACAACGTGGTTGTCATACACTGTTATACCTGTAAAGTTACCGCCTGCTTTTGTGTTGGTTTGTGAGGCACTGCTCCACGCATTGCTTTCGTTACTTTCAGCTACGGTGTCTAAGTTCCAATTCGTATAGTCGTTATAGCCTGAAACGTGTACTCTATCCTCATCAACTCCGAAAAGTCGTGATAAATGCACTACTGCATACTTTAGATTAGGGAACGACGGCGAAGCAGTCATTCCAAACCCACTTTTTCCGTCACCTCTATCGCTACAAAATTGATAGGTTTGATTATCGTATGTGTTAAGCCAATAGCAACTCTTATTGCTCCCCTCAGGCGGTGCATAGTTTTCGGTAAATTCATAATACTTTGATACTTTCTTGCCGTTTTCAAGGTTTTTAATCAATTCGTATTTGTATTTATCGTCGCTATCCTTATCGGTGTTTTCGGTTCTTTTGTAATATGCTTTTGCCGTAACTTCTTTGTCGCTTATCTTTTCGTAATAATCGGTTATATTCGTACCGTATGCAATATCAGTTACTTCCTCATACTCATACGGTATTATCGTACCGTTATCATCAGCTTTTCTTACGTATAGTTTGGTTTGAACCGTGCCTGTGCTATCAGAAACCTTTTCATAGTAATTACTTATGTCTGAATTATAATCAAGTTCTGCATACACTCTTGTATATGTGTAAGGGAATGACGTACCTGTACGTTCATAAAAAGCTACATTAGTCATTTGTTTTAAAGGTGAAAATGCCCTTATATATAAGCCTGCTACACTATCATCATTCTTCAAATCAGTAACCGTTATGTAAGTGTATGGTGAACACGTTCCTTGTCGCTGATAGTACACAATTCCATCGTTCTCGTTATAACTACCCGACCATTGCTTTTGGTATCCGTCATAAAACCTCGCTTTTTTGTTACTGTCTTTGTTATATTCCGTCTTTTTGTAACCGTCATTATACGTTTGTTTACTTGACTTTCTGTAACCGTCATTGTAATACTCGTCTTTCGTCTGAGTATATCCGTCATTGTAGTATTTTTTTATTTCAACGTCCAAATTGCTTGTTTTAAAGTAGTTCGCGCCACCTGTCAAAGTAAATCTGCCTATCGCCCCATTCCAAACATAGTAAGTTTTTTTGCCACTACTTTCTTTTTGACAATACATAACATCAATATCGGCATTGCCGTCCTCAACTGCCTGTTTGTCAAATGTAGTAGGGTCTTTGTCTGTATCTACAATCTTCATAAACATAGATACTTTGTCAGGAAACAGTATCAATTTCTTTACATATGTGCCACCAAGTACATCAACGGCATTTTCGTATACATTGAATTGCACCATACTACGCTGTATCGCGTCAGTTTCTTCTGTCACGCCTTTTTTTATTAGACCTGTATATACTTTTGTGATTTGTCCTTTACTGTTTTTCTTGTCACTCAAAACGAGATAATCAAGTTTTAATTCTGTATCGTCACGATAGATAACAACAAGGAAATCATCAAAACTGAATAGCGATATAGGGTGTTTGTATTCAAGTCCCATATCGGACAATATGTCTACTCTGCTTTGCGACGGTGTTAAATAAGGTGCCTCGGCTGTAGAAATGTTGCATTCCATAGACAAAGCACCTGTATCTATAACTTGCCGTCTGTTTAAACCACTCCAATTCAGTTTGGAAAGGCTATATTGCTTTAGTGCCTGTGGTAATGGTACTTGTCCGAATTGTAATTCGTTTTGTTTCTTTGCCATATAACCTCTCCTTTACTGTCCGAATTGTTGAGCTTTATCAGATAGCCATTGTTTGAAATTTTCAAGTAAAATATTGTAATTGTTGAGCCAATTTGACGCAGAACCGTACTCATTTTCAAGCGAATACGCCTCGCCTCTCAACTTTGACTTTACCAATTCGATAAATTCTATCGGTATCATCACGTTACCGTCTTGTATTTCGTCATTTTCATTTACTTTTATCAATTTAGGCTTGATATGATAGATTAATTTAATAAAATTAGGTGTTTTTTGCATTTTAACAGCTAAATTATCACCTTTTTTATAAAAACAATCGGGAAATACGAAACCGCTCGTTATACTCGTCTTTATTAATTGTGTTGTATCTGCATACACCGCATATATATCTTCAAACCGTATCGGTGCTTCATTATCCGAAACATCAAGGTTTGCAAGTTGTATAACATCCTCTTGCGGTTCGGTAATTATCAAGTCGTTCTGTTCTTTTATAATCGCACTGTATAACAGCCATTGCAGGCTGTTCAGCCACGTTACATACGTCGAATTTGTGATAGGAAGTGCGACGTCCACTTCACTCTGTAATTCTGCTATTAACGCTTTTGCAGATATTCCACTGTCAAACACTTCTCTACCACCTCATTCGTCGTACACGTCTGTTATGTGCGTGATTTTTCCAATAATGCACATAGGCATTTCTTGATTTTCGTGTAAATTCTTGTTTGAATATACCTTGTTGGTCGTAACCACAAAGGTATAAGATATTGTCCACGATTGCCGGAGTATAAAGCGGTAATACGACGTTTTCGTCCGATAAATCGTGTACCGGTGTAAAATGCACACCTTCTTTGAATAGTAAGTCGGGATATAATGCTTCAAGTTCTGCAACGGTGTCGTTAAAGAAATTAAAGAACCGTCGCTGTTCCAAAGGCACTTTTAGACTTACCTTTTCGTATATTTCTTTAAGTGTTACTTCTGCTTGTTCCAATTTATCACCGCATTTCAGAAAAAAATATTTCAGCAAGTACCTAAAATAACGGCAAAAATAACGGCAAGGCAACATATAATCACCTTGCCGTTAGAATTAAATACAGTTGTAAATTCTGATTAGACCGCCCGGATTTGAGCAGATAAGGTCACCGTAGTTTGCAAGCAACGCTCTGTAAACTGATGAATTTTCCTTTAGGTTGAAAATACCACCGCCCTGTAGGTCGGCAAACTTCCATTCCTGTGTATGTAGTTCAAGTGCTGATGTATCAACACCCCAAATTTCATCATCCGGCACGAACATTTCGTTGACAACATCAACCTGTCTGTTGCCGAAAGCAAACTGAATTGATTTGAAACCACCCTGTAGTGTGTTCTGTTCAACTCTGATATTGTTTACTCTTAGATATTCTGTGTAGTGGTCGTACGCTTCGTCACCACACAACAACATATCAACCTTTGAGTTCTTGTCCTTTTCGGCACGTCTTAGAGCCTTTGTGATAATGCTGTCCTCAACATTATCATTTGCGTTAATAACAATAGGCTTGATAAACGGATTGTCTGCCTTGCTTACGCCGTAAATTGTCGGAACTTCATCGTCGAAGATAGCACCAAGACCTGTGATTTCACGGTTAAATGAGTTCTGCACCGTCATAAAGCCGTCAACAAGTGCTGTTGTAGGTGCTTTGTCAAGGATAATCTCATAGTTACCGTTGCTGTTCTTTGTACGGTTAATTGCCATAATTCGTAGCTGTTTAGCAACCACGTCGTTTGGTGTTGTAGCCGAGGTCGGATAAAAGTCTACAATCAAACCTTCCTTGACGTACTTAATGTCAGTCACTTCAACTTTTGTTGTCGGAGTTGTCTGTTTAACAACCTTTGTTAATGCACCTGTACCGTTACCGAATAGTGAACGTCCGACGTTCCATTTTGCTGTTTCATATGCCGCCTTAACTTCTGTGTCAAGTGCGTTTGCCATAGAGCCATTCTTGCCTGTAAGTTGTACAGCTTTGATTGATAGTTCAACGTTTGTATACATATCTTTTGCGTATGTTCTGAAACGTTTGAACATAACGTTACCTGCTTCAGGTGTCGCAAGTCCTTCTTCGCCGTAGCCAAAGCCGCCTGATAGACCGATTGGAGCTGACGCAACAATCTCATTTGCTACCAATGACTTTTTCTTGATTTTTGATAGCAGTGGTGTAGGCTCGATACCGAGTAGGTTATTCCATACCGGTAAGTAGTTAGATTTTAGAGCCTCTTCAATAGTTTTTAAGTTTTGTTCTCTTCCCATTTAAAAATTCTCCCTCTTTTGTAATGTGGGTACGTTATTTCCCTCTGAACATATCTTTTGTTCTTTTGGAGGCGTCGTCCCAAGTTGTTGGTTTTTCCTTTATTGTTAATGCCGCGTTTACAGCGCCGTTTGACGCTGACATTGCAGGCACTTGCTGACTTTGTTTAATGTCGTCCAATCTCTTTTTTTCAATCATTTGTTGAAATTCAGGATTGCTGTCGTAGTATTTCATTAATTCTTCTGCTGTTGGGTCTGACGGTGGCGGTGTATTCGCAGAATTTACGCCGTTTGCAATCATATACGCCGTCAAATACTTTTCGTCCATAGGTATATCGTCGTTAGCTAACCACTTGTTGTGTTCGATAATGTAGTCAAGTTGTGGCAACATATCGTTAATACCTTTCAGTTCATCTACACCTTTGAACGCCTCAAGCATTTCCCTTTTTTCCTTCTCACGCATACCGTCCTTTGCGTATTGCAAGGCAGGTTCAACGTCTTTTAGAACTTGCTGTGTGACGTATTTTTGCATTGCATTTGCATAGTCCTGTTGCATTTTCTGAACAGTTGCATCGTCCTCGAACGCTAAACGGTTTACATCCAACATCGGCATTTGCATTGCGTCCTCTATAATCGCTTGCTCACGTTGTTGCGATTGCTGTGTTATAGTCTGTTGCAATTCGTTATTTGTCTGTCTTAGCTGTTCATTTTCTTCCATTATGCGTTGATAATCTTGTTCACGTTGTGCCGCCGCTTGTGCCGCCGCCTGTGCTACATTTGCCGCCTCGTCAACCGCATTATTATCCTGTGTCGGTTGTTCTTGTGCTTGTGGTTCTTGTGCTTGTGGTTCTTGTGCTTGTCCCTCTTGTTGTGGTTCTTGTTGTGTATCTTGTGGGGTACTTTCTTCACCCAATACCTCTTGACCGTCAAACATATCTTCGGTCGCTCGTCTTGCGTCGTAGAAATTATCCATTATGTATAGTCCTCCTATCTTTGTCCTTGTTGTGCCAACATAGCAATTACATTCTGCTGTTGGTCTTGTGTCTGTGCCTGTTTATGTAGTCTGATATGGTCCTCTAATGCTTTTGCATACTCAGGCTTTTTCAGTTTTAACAGCTGAAAATCCAACTGCAAGATATACCGCAGGTGTTCGTCTATGTGTATATCGTGGTCGTCAAACTCTGATACTCTCGGTACTGCACCCTGCTCAAAAAATACATTTTCACGTTGTGCCGCTTGAATTTGCAGTGCATTGATGTTCATTATTTCGGTGTAATTGCCTACTTTCATAAACTCCAGTGCCCTCTGTTTTACACGTTCAGGTATCTGACCATTTGCGTCGGTAAACAGTCCCATTTTGTATGCGTCGAAGAAACGTTCCTTTTGCACTTCTTCCGACATCAACAGTTCATTTTCTGTGACGTATTCCACGTCATAGCTGTTAATATCGTCGCTATTCCAAATAATCGCATTACCGATGCGGTTTTTACCTGTGCAATTCAGCACGCGTCGCGTATTCGCGTATTTTTTATAGATTTCAAGCCACATTACCGCCAAATTTTTGATACTGTTTCGGATATGGTCGCCTGTCAGTGATAGACGTGTATTGTCTATGTCAACAAGGTTCTGTATAGCTGTACCTGACGTTACGCCTGCAGGCGTTGCACCGTTCATCATCAGCTGTGATACACCTGCTACATATTCCATATCACTTTTTAAGTTGTATCGTTCTGTCATAATCTCTGACGGTAAATTGCCATTCGGAATAGGTATCGGTGGGTTTGTTCCCTGTCTGTATACCAACATTGCACCCGGTGCCGCACCGTTTTGTTCAAATTCTTCGATGTCGATACTGCCTTCTTCAGCGTAGAAACCCTGTATTGCAATGCGTTTGATGTATTCGTGTATTCGGTTCAGACAGCCGTTATACGCACGCTGACGTGGTATCAAATCTTCGATTATTGACTTCCCAAAAAACTGTCCTGCCGATTCGCGACACATCATTTGTGTTAATGGTATGCGTGAATACGGTAGCGGACCGTAGTAAACCAAATGTTCGTCACCGACAATGATTATCATTCTTCCGTCCGGTCTGTGTTTGGTCGGACGTTCAAAATACGTAATCACTTTTGCGGCGTTATCTACCGAACGTGTACCTAATGTTGTGACGGTATTCTCGTAACCGAAACCGCCTCCGGCAACAACAGGTGTTAGTTCAAACGTTTCAACCGTTGCACCCTCAACTTTGATACCGTATAGGTCGTATATTTCCTCTTTGGTCTTTACTTGCTCCAAAATAATTGAACGTTGTGCCTCTATTCCCTCTTTGAATATGCTTTCTGGGAATACTTCGTACGGTGTTATCAATCCGTACTCCAAATCGCCTTGATAGAACGCTTGCTCAAACTTTCTCTCATTGCCCTCTTCATCAACAGTAACGACTTTTTCGGTGGCGTATTTCTCGCCCTTGTCCTTATCCCACCACGATAACCAAAAACAGTTACCGCACAATTCATTCCACTGTATTGCGGTATTTTTCTTGGTGTCAAAATCGCTTGAAGTCTGCAAATACTGCAATATCGTAGTTGATGTTTCAGCCTTTGCGTAGTCCTCTAACTCGTTTGTTCTCGGATTGACTTTCATTCTGTAATTGATTTTCTTTAGGTTCGCAATTCGTGTGTCAATCAGCGGTGCAATCTGATTAAACGTTTCGCGTTCCAACCAATCGTATACAGGCTCTAACTGTTCTATTTCACGACTGTATGGGTTAAAATCGCAATACTGATTACCAACTAAAAAATTAGCGTTTAAATGCCATTGTGTTTCCAATGCCGAACGTGCTGAACGGCGTTTCTCTAATTCTTCGTGAATATTTGCGATAATATCTTCTTTGTACAGTTGGTTTCCGTCGTCGTCGGTGTCAATTACTCTGTCAACTTCTTCATCATCTGCGCTTTCACTGTTAGGTGGTGAAAACATACTCTTTACACTCGCTTTTATGCCTTGCAATACAGGTGAATATCTTAAATTCATTATTCATCACCCACCTTTACGTCGTTCTTGCGCCACCTATTCAAAACGGCTTTATGCCTGCTGATAGGTTGCTTTGGCTCATCGGCTTTGATGTTGTTGTATTCGGTCATATTTCTGCACATCAACCTGTTATACAGGTCTTTGCGTTCGATATGTTGTACTATCGTCATTCCTGCTATGGTTAATGTCTGAATAGCTATAACGCATAGTAGAAACCCTGTTACATTCATAGCCACTCCCCCTTAACTAACTTGCAAAATACTCTCAATCAATGTTTCTTTGTCGGCGTTTGCGTTGATACCCATTTCCTTTGCGATTTTTTTCAAATCGTTGTACTTAACACCGTCCAAATACTCCTTTGTGTACGGAATAGGCCATGCTTCCTCTGTTTCTTTCGCGTTTTCTACTGTTTTCTCTATTCCACCGTGGAAAAATAGCGGTGGTGGTGGTACTGATACCGTCTTTTTTTCTGCTGACGGGTCGTATTCTGCAACAGCTTTAACCGCTTTTTTCAAACATTCCTCGCAAATTATGACGCTGTTACCGAATTCATTTGTGTTTGTCAGTGAATATGTATCGGTATTTTTGCACCCTCTGACTTCGCATTTTCTCTTTATCTTCTTGATTTTCATTAGAAATAGCTCCTCCTTTTTTCTAATCTGCCTTTTAATGCTTTCTCTCTGTACTTTTGTATAGCTGTCTTTTCCTCTTTCGGTGGTTTTGACGGTGATGTGAATTGCAACACGAAATATCGCAACGCGTCAGGTAAATGTGTTATATCGTGTGGTTCTGTCGCACAATCCGTTGGATGTTTCGTATCGCGTTGCAACGATGTTAAACAGTCGATTAATTCAATGCAGTTATCGAATATCATCAATCGGCTACTGCCGTTTTTAACCTGTAATAAATCTTTGACTGCCAACCAACCTGCCTCACGGTTATTTGAACTTTTCAGCAGTGGTAAACCGCCCTCACGGAACAAATCCGCCTTTGTCTTGCCGCTTTCTTGTGTTCGTCCCCACATATCAGGTGGGGCGGCGGTGTATTCTATTCGTTCGTCGGTCGGCGTCAGATTGACTATTTCCCCTGCACCGACTGAAATAACTTTGTTGCTTTCGGCATATTCGCGGTAAACATAGTAGTTACCATGTTCATCAATAGCCACCCATACACACGCCAAGCAATCCAAACCGTAGTCCATTCCGCGATATTTACGCCAATGTTCAGGAATTTGAAACGGTTTAACAATATGTATTGACCGGTCAAATTCATCGAAATAGCGCCCTTCGAGCAAATCCCAACTGCCGTCACGCCACGCCTCTCGTAGTCCGTCGGGCAGGTTATTTAACATATCAACATAGCCTGTATCTGTTTCCAATAACACCGCATTATCAAACACCGTCGCAGGAATGAACATATAATCGTTAGGATTTTCTGCATTCCTGTATTTTCGTGATACAAACAGACGTTTTACCCATTCGTGACCGACACCGCCGGGGTTACACGTCAGATACATACGTTTCGGAAATGAATTAGCACCTCTGATACACGCTGTTAATGTTGAATACTGGTACTCGGTGAATTGTGTAGCCTCGTCCATAAAAATGACATCATACTCAATACCCTGATACTGATTGACATCGCTCTCACTGTCGCAATATCCCATTTCCAACAGTGAACCGTTATTGAAATAGAAACACTTTTCCTGTTTGCTGTATCTCGCAACACCTTTTAACAACGGTTCCAGTTCACGAACGTGGTTACGCTCCAAATCCCTGTATGTCCGTCGCAGGAATAACATTTTTATGCCTGCATATCTGATAGCCAATAGTACCGCTTTCATTCTGACCGCCCACGACTTGCCGCCCCCTCTTGCTCCGCCGTACATAATCATTCTGTTATGTGCGGTGAAAAACTGTTCCTGTTTCGGATTTGTGCGTGATAGGTCTAATTTCAGACTATTCTGCATATTTCATCACGTCCTGTGGCATTTTAATTTCAATCGTCGTATTTTCGGTCGATTGTCCCTGTGCTAATGCACGTTTGTCATACAACGTATTGACCGCCGTACTGATTTCAGACAACTTGTGCAGTTCCAATGACCGTATCTTCGCTCGCAATTCCTGTTTTTGCGTTGCCGTCATTTCATCAGCCGGAATATCGTTCATCAGTTCTTCCAATTCACGCTGATGCTTTAACGCCAATTCCATACGTCTGTTAATCAGCTCCGTGCCGTTTTCAATAGCCTTACTCGCCGTTTCAATGAAACCCTCGCGGACTTCTCGCCGTTTTTCTGCATATTCGTCCATATCAGGCGGATGTCGTCGCCACCACGATTTTAACGTGTTTACGGGAATACCCATTTTGCGTGATACTAATTCCCAATTTCCCAATACCGTGTATTCCGCAAATGCCTGCTCACGGTCGGCGTCTGTATATGTTCTCTGTTTTGCGATGGCTGACACCCCCTTTTTGTCAATTTAATATTTCCGTCCCCACCGACAATCAGTGAAATATTAACCCACCGTCACCACGACGGTTCTACCTACTATATGTAGTAAATCAAATCTATCCCCCTCACTATTTTCCAATTTTAATATTTTTATATTTTGTATATATTGCATAAATCGTCATGGGAATATATGTACACTTTTCATAATCTTATTTAACTTTAGCATAAAAGTATTGACTTTGGCATAAAAGTATGCTATACTATAATCAGAAAATAACAAAAGAGGTTAGCCGAAAGGCAAGAGAAAGGAAGATTAATTATGAAAAAGAGATTAATTTACGGAGAAACAAACGCATACGACATTATCATTAGCATTGACGAAGAAGGACGTTGCAGATACGTCACAGAGAAAGAATGGTTCCCGAATTTAGTTGACTGTGATGATGATGACAAAAAAACTGAAAAAGCTGAAGAATTTTTAAGAACTATTGAAGATGATAGTTCTTGGGAAAACGACAGTTACGAATTATCAGCAGACGAAGTATTAGAATATGTAGACATCATCGCTGAAATTGAAAAAGAGCTATAAAAACGCAATTCCGACGCATTTCGGTGCGTCGGTGCAACACTCAAAAAAAGAAAGGAAGATTAATTATGAAAAAATTAATAAACGCAATGGACGAGTTTGGATTTTGTCCGAAGTATGAACTGACTGCTACAGGAAAAGAACTTGTAGAAAAAGTTGAAAAAGAAACAGATTACCACTTCGATAAAGTGGTAAAAGGTACAATCAGATTCATTCCAAATGAACCTGAGGACGACACAAGCCGTTGGATAAAAGTATCCAACGACGGGTTTGTTACAGCCTACCGATGTGGTATCGGTAAAGGTTGTTTCGCTGTCAGAAGTTGGACAGCGAAAAACGTTCAAGATTGGTTGGACGGTAATACGGAAGCCTGTTATGATAGAGCGGTGTGGCTATGATAAAAAAATGTATAATATGTGGTGACGAATTCAAAACGTCACCGTCAGCTAAAAAAGTAACCTGTTCAAACGAATGTAGACGCAAATACGCAGTTATTCGTTCAACAGGCAGAAAGAAGTCAGGCGAAGAAAAGAAAAAGATTTCTGACGCACACAAAGGCAAAGACCCATACCAAATCCGAATGTTAGCAGTAGAGGCGTCTAAGGCAAGTCCTAAATCGGGCAAATTTGAAACAAATGTCAACGCAATAGATTGGCATATTGTTTCACCTGAAAATGTACATTACCGTTTTCATTCGTTGAATAACTGGTTGCGGTTACACGGTGAAGAACATTTCGGTTGCAAACCTGATACACAGCAGTTTTACAATGTAGTGTCAGGAATGTCCCAAGTGCGAGCTACTATGTTAGGGAAAAGAGCATATCCTGCGACCTACAAAGGTTGGAGGGTTATCATAGATAATTAAAGGAGGAATTTAAAATGCAAAAAATCATCAGAGGAAAAAAATATAATACAGACACTGCAAAGGAGGTTTGTTGCTATTCAAACAACTTACCTTTCGGCGACTTTGATTGGGTACAAGAAACTCTGTATGTAAAACGTACAGGTGAGTATTTCTTGCACGGTAAAGGCGGAGCAAGAAGTAAATACGCTGTACCGGACGGCGATTTTATGGGGGGCGGAAGTGAAATTATCCCCCTATCCGAAAAAGAGGCTCAAGCTTTCGTCGAAGAAAACGGTGATATGGAAACCTATGAAAAGTTTTTTGGTGAAGCTTCTGAAGGAGAAACACGAACAACTATTATCCTATCCGAAACAGCTAAGAAAAAGCTACAACGTCTTGCCCTCGAAAAGCGTGTATCTATCAGTCAAATCGTGGAAAGGTTAATTGAAAACGCATAATAAAAAAAGACAGTTACCGCTTTGGTAGCTGTCTTTTTGGGTTATATTATATGTTTTATCTCTTGCCTAAATCGTTTATAGAATTCGCGTTTTAGGTTGAATAATCGTTTCGGGTGCAATCCGTATTGCATTTGTATGTAGACGTGATTGACGGAGCTGTCCGTCAGAAATTTATATAGTGCCTGATAGTCCTCTCCTGCGACCTCAAGACACATATTCAGCACTGCCTTATCTTGCTCCGGCAGTCGTTTAGCATTAACACACAGGAAATATATTAATCCTTGCGTGTTATAGCTTATCCCCAATTTGTCTAACATCCTTGAATATCGAAACTCCGTCAATCTCTCGTCCTCCTATTCTTTCGCTTTCAGATAATCTATCTGACCGTCACTGTAAAACACCATACCGCAATCATTACGCAATACTTCTCTGATTTCCTTTAACTTCCCTTTTGGTATTTCTTTCATTACTTGTTTTGCCGTTTCACCGACAGCGTTCATTCTCTTTTTCTTCCAACCCATTTTGAAATACAACACATACAGCGTCACAGGTAATATTGCTTGCATTTTGCAGACTGCCATTTTTAGCTTATCCTCTGCCGACGTATCTGTTTTAATTTTTAATGGGTCAAAGTCGCTCATCAATTCCACATAATCAAATTGGCATTCGCGTTTCATTTCATCAATCAATTTTTCAGTATCACGTTTATTCTCTACGGTACTTTTGGAATAATAATTAACTGCGTCAATGAATTGTGCTATTCGGATATAGTTGTAGCCATATTTGATATGTAAATACCACGCCACAAACATTATAGTGTATATCGTTCCGTCGCTTATCGCCTCGTTCTCGACTAATTTGTATGACAGTAACGCTTGCTTTTTGTTAAACTTTTTGATACCGTGCTTCTTTGCTACTACCTCAAATCGCTTTAACAATTCCTTTTCTTGTTCTTGGCGTATTGCGTTTAATGCTTTTTCGCGTTCGACTCTGCGTTTCTGCTTTAACTTCTTCGCTGTTTTATCCATATCAACACCTCACCAAATTCACCCTAACCACGTCAGGGTTTCTGTCCACAATCTTTGCTATTTCAAAATATGATAGACCATCATCTCTTAATCTTTTCATTGTATCTAATTCTTTGTTGGTTACTCGTGTCTTTTTCTTGTTTTCAGAATTGCTTGCTCTATCCGGTACATATTCCGGACACGTTTCAATCCTATACGAATCATACGTCTTGCGGTGTACCTTTTCAGCAGTCCACCCTTTTACAGGTTGAAAGCAACTGCTCCACGAACAATCGCTGCAAGCTTTCTGACACGTCCAACATAATTGTTCTTTAGTCATTTTGCATCTCGTCCAATCTCTGAACATACTTGGTAAAATACCATAGCAGTTCATCTTCAAAGACTTTGATAGCTTTCTCCGCTTTTTCTTCCGATGTGAAATATACAACATTTAACTTTCGATAACGACCAGTCCACCTCACTAATAGCCTATTAGTAAGATAATCATAATCTATATGATACTTAATAACGTCGTAACCTTTCCAATCTTTTTTTGTTATTGCTTTATCGTTTAACCCCTGCCATTGTCTTAGCTGACGGTGCAATCTGTCTGCACGAGCATTGTTCTCGGCAATGGTTTTATCGCTGTAATAATTGCCTGTGTTATAACATCGCTCATCCGTTTGGTCATTAAACTCTGTAATATTTATCATACTATCGTCTTCTGTATTAATTACATAATACGTTTCACTTTTTTCAACCCTCTCATATCCTGTTCGGCTTCGTTCCTCAACCAAACCTAATATTTTAGCCTGTTCTTTTGTTATTTCAACTTGAACGGTTTTACCGTTCGCTTTTAATTCTACTTTCATTACTTTTCCTCCGTTTATTTTTCTTGAAATTCCTTTAATCTGTCCTCTAAATATTCAATCTCATCTTTCCAATGCTCAATTAGCATTTCTTCGATTTGTTGCTTTGCGTCCTCTATACTGTTTGCAAATAATATGTCGTGGTCTGCATTTAATTCTTTTGATGTATAAATAAAAGCATTAGTATAAACAAATCTATCATTTGTTTCGTCTTCGATAAATTTTGCAATTATATCCTCGTCATCTCCATAAAATTCACCGAAATGCAATTCATAGTACTCTTTGCCAAATTCATTCTTTTCGACTTTCCATTCTTTCATTTATTATTCCTCCGTATAATCCTAACCTCATTTCCTATCTCAATTTGTTCGTAAAAGTCTATCATACCTATGTTTCCGGCTAAATCCAATGCTCCGAGTGCTTTTGCATACCAAAACTCCGCCACCTCATTGTTTATTGCAATTTTTATATTGTGCTTTGCATTTTCTATATAGTTATAAAACTTGCTTTTTAATTCTTCTTGTTTTCTTTTCTTAAACCTCTTTATCAAATTCATTTTTGTTCCTCTCTTTCTTTATCACAAAATCACTTCTTTGCTATCTTCCCATATCTCTGCCTTTTCAGCTACTAACGGAGCAAGTCCCGCGTCAGTTGACAGCGTATATTCACCATATCCTTGTTCCATTAATTCTTTAAATTTTTTATAAAAATCTGCAACTGTCATTTTCTTATTCCTCAAATAATTCGGGATTATCATTCATATCGTGTATATTGCCTATAACACTGGCTGATTTCCCGTCACCGCACCAGTATAATAAATCTTCTCGTAGCGTCAATAACGGCTCATGTTGCCACTCTATGACAAAACCACAGTCATTACACGCACGTTGTCTGTCGTATGTATTTCTGTATTTAACTATTCCTAAACACGCTTTCTCCGTTGTGAAATGCGGTTCATATCGGAATATACTTCCCTCAAAGACTCGGTTTCCTTTTTTGTCGGTAACTCCTGTAAATTGTCCTACTGTTTCAGGTATAACCCTATGTGCCCAGTCAACATCATTTGATAAACCACCAATTATATACACTGCTTCATCTTTGACATCATCAGCTTTTTGCTGAAATATACCGCCCGTTATCCATTCTCCATTGTCTATACGTTTACCTCTGAATAGTATCTCTCGCATTATGTATCCTCCTCAATACTTACAATCAATTTCCAACTTGCTCGCCATTGCCTTTTTTATAATTTTCAGCAACGTTTTATTTGTGTATTTCGGTAGCGACTTTTTATTGTAGCCGCTACCCTTAAATCCCTTATACTTTTTGCTCATTGAATCGCCCAACTCCAATCTAAATGCTGTCCGCATTCAACGCAATATTTATCGCCAAATAATATATCTGTACCATTGCCGCAATTAGGACAAATGAGTTGATTGCCGTCGAATTCTATTTTTTTGGGAATTTGTTTTTTTAATGTTTTTTGTATAATAGCCAATGCCATATCTCGTTCGACAGTCATTTCGTCTTTTTGTATAGCATTTGTAATAACCTCTATTGTTTGTTCGTATGTCATTCCTCTTTTCATCGGCTCAAAATTTTTATCTTCCTCCAACAACGCCGTAAGCAACAGCAAATAATTTATACTGTCACCTATCTTTTCAGCCCACATTTCTTTTGATATTGCCTTGCCCTGTTCGTAATCTTCGATTAGGTCATAGACTGATACGGTGTGTTTTGCCATCATACCGCCCAACGCTTTTACAGGTGTGCATTTCTGCAATTCGCCCGCTACTTTGAAATTATGTAATCTATCATCGGTTGCGTATTCTTCTGTTTTACTGCATAGAACGCTTTTACACGTTTCTATGCGGTTATTTATAACATTTTCAAATTGTTCAGTTCTCATATTTGTCACCTCTTTGATTCGCACGGCTCATACTTTTTCTGAAACACATCGGGCTTACACGGGTAATATTCGCCACGCAATCCGCGAATGATGTAGTCGCCTGTGCTTGCTACCATATCGCCCTCTAAGGTTTTTATTATCAGTACTCCGATTGTAATAACAGCACTTTGGTTTTTTACAAATCGCATAATCTCTTTTACATTTCTGCCCGTCCATTTCGTTGCTTCTATTTCACAAGGCTTTGTTCTAAACTTCATTTTTGTTCCTCCATTAATTTCAACGTTCTTTTTAATTTTTCGTCTGCAATTTCATTTATTGTGTCATTGTCAATGTTAAATAAATATTGCAACTGTATCATCATTACAATTACGTCCGATAATTCTTCTTTTATACCGTCTGTAACTTCGTCCATTGTTTTTCTTACCGGTTGTCCGCTTTGCCTTATTCTCATATACTTGGTCAATGCTTGCGTCAGTTCAGCCATTTCCTCAATCACCAATGGGATTTGTTTTTTTCCGTAATAATTTGCTATCCCCAACCAATCTTGCTTTTTATGTATCGGCATAACCGCATTTTCTTTCAAATACTTTAGCGTGCGTAACCAATTTGCAAGTTGCTTGTGTTCTTCTGCACATTCCGAACAATTTTTAGTTGCGACTTCTTCGCAATGTTCTATCGCCTCATCAAGTGTCATTGGTTTTCGTTCCGGTGCTATTCGTGTGTTCCACATATTCACCGCACTTTCTTCTGTTTCGCTTTCATCAGCAAAACGTACAGACGCTTGACAATCTCGGCAAAAAATATCATAGTATGGTCCACTATTGAAGCTTTTATCATAAATGACTATATTATTGCTCCCACAGAATGGACACGGCTTTAATTCATTCCACATTTTCTATTCCTCCAATTCATCTATCTTCTCAAATATGTAATCTACCACAGACTTTAAATCATTACCGACACTTTGAATGTTCTGCGGTGTTAGTTGTGAAGTTACAAGCATTGTGTAACAAGTTTTCTCGCTTGGTAATACGATATTCAACGCTAAGCTACTTATCAATGCTATAATGGGTATTTTAAACCACTTACTAAAGCATTGTCGTTCCTCTTCTTCGTCAAGATATTCATAAAGACTAACAACTACTACAAATCCCGTTACAAGCATAACTATAAACAATACAGTTTTGAAATTGTCGCACAAATGAATTAAATAAATCAAACTCGGTTTAATTAATGGTGTATTCATTACTCTTTCCCTCCTTCAAATATTGGTTTATATTTATTGCCTATCGGTGTGTTATACAATCCGCACGCCTCATATTTGCTACGCCAGTTTGTATTAGCCTCTCTCGTTATACCATACGCCTTGCATTTGCAGTGATGTTTTCCGTCAACTGCTATTGTTGTGAAGTTACAGCAATTACGGCATAATACTCCCTCCATTTCGCCGTATTCTTGATACATCGCACCGATTTTAACTCTCTTTTTTGACATTTGTTATCACTCCTCATTTTGATAAAATTCCTCTCCGATTTCGTATTGTTTGAAGTCCTCCTCCAACCACCACCTAAACACATCATATCCTGTTTGCCATGTCCCCTCTTTGCCGTTTGCTTTTCTTGTTTCAAGCATTCGGTCAAAGGCATGTATATATGCCTTTTTATAAGTCGGATACCTGCGAAATTCGGCATATCTATGTTTTCCCGCCATAGGACAACCCACACAACCAACTCTCTTGAAACCCTCACAGTATAATGGGTTTAGGTCTATCTTTTCACTTTGGATATAGTCCTTTATGTTTTCATCATTCCAATCAACAATGGGGTTAATTACTGTTTTCGCCTGCTTTTGACATCTTTCAATCCAACGCCTTTTGTCGTCATTGTCATTATTCAAAACGATTCTTTTGTTCTTATTGCTGTTGAAATCTTCGTATATTCCACGCTTAGAGCGTGAACGGCTTTCGGCTCTGCGAACACCTGTCGCAATAGCCCTGTTTCTCCCCCCTTTTTCCTTTAGGACGGAGCAACAGTACCGCATTAATCGTGTTGGCGGTAACATTACCTGCGGTATCAACGACCACATTGTCACCCTCTCACCCTTATACGTTGGTTTTTCGATAGTACATTTGATACCCTGCAACTCTAACTTTTTAAATGTATTTCTGATATGATACACCGTTTCGGGTGCATCTATTGTGGTATGATTATGTAAAACTTCAAAATCAATATCACTATTAATTGCCAACTGCAACAATACGTCACTATCCTTGCCGCCGCTATAACATAACAGCAACGGTGCATTATACATACGCTTTGAGGTTTCTGCTCCTAAACGTAACCTTTCAAACGCCATTTGTTCTATGTCCATAAAATACTCCTCGCTTACTTCAACCTTACAGGTAACACTAAATATGTTGTATTGCCCGTATCGTGTACATACACTGCCGATACTGCATTTGACATCTCAAGTGTAATAGTTTCACTGTCACACACTGAAATCATATCAATCAGATATTCGCAGTTAAAACCTATCCTTAATTAGCCATAACATTCCGCACACCTCGTATTTGCCGTATTCTCGATACATAGCACCGATTTTAATTCTCTTTTTCTTCGCCATTTTCTTCCTCCTCAAAATCACTAACCACTTTTATAATTCTTATAACCACTTTCATAATAGTTTCATTTTCTGTGTAATTACTGCTATATTCAGTATGCAGTTCCGCATTTTTTCTACCTGTTTCATAACAGTGAACCATAAAGTTCATGTTCAAGAACGAACTTTTTTCCGGAAGTTCATCAAACATTTTTAATCTGAATTCTGTTTGCTTGAGCATTATATCTTGAACTGCCTCCTCCGCACATTTTGAATTGCGAATTGAAGCAATACAGAAGTCTATAAAATTTAATTTATCAAACGCTAAATTTCCTGTTTTTGCTTCGCCTAAATATTCTTTAAATGTCTTGCGAATAATATCATCGAAATCATACGGCAAACACGTATTCATTTCTATTTCCACGTCCATTGGTAATTTAATAGTCATTGTCTTATTCCTCCATATCAATCCACGTTATCCCCACTGCATAAGCCGCCCAAATGTCACTTTTAAAGCCGTAAAACCAGTCAGGATTTTTCTTTGTTCCCTTGCCGTTCTTTAAATCGTGTTTTGCAAATCTGTCTATCAAAGCTCTGCGAATAGTTGCGTCGTTGGCTTTCATACTGTGACAGATATTTATTTTTTCATCTTTGCGTGTTATGTATTGAACATCCTTTTGCAGTTGCTTTGCTTTCTCGGTAAATCTGCCTATCCACACGCACGTTTCAAACACTTCACGTCCAACCGGCATACCGTAGCACGCCACCATTTCAATAATAACAACGTCTACTTGATATACTCTTATCAGACGTTCAAAACTGTCTAACAACTCATCATTATCGGTCTTTCCAAAGTCTTGTGGTTTCATTGTTTCTCCGTCAATAATGCACCAACCGCTTTGTGTATTACCGGGGTCTATTGCTAATATTACCACTACATTCGCTCCCTCATTATTTTTTCAAGTTCGTCATAATCAACACCGTTGTCATCATATACGCTTTGTTCATTCCCTTTGTGGTATGTTTTCTTTGCACCTTGCACTTCCGCAAGGGTAGTACGTCCCGCATTAAAATGATTGCGAAGTATTGCCTCTATGTACCTGTAATTACGTTTGTTGTTCTTTACAGCTTCTTCGATTGCGTATATAACAACGTCCTCCGACATATCATTCAGCCAATCATCTAAGCCTTGCAGTGTAATCGGTGTCAAAGGTGCTATATTGTTCTCATATAGCTTAACAATTCTTACAGGCAGACGTGGCAGTTCCCTTTCTTCTACTTTCTTTTCTTTTACTTTACTTTCTTCTACTTTCTTTTGTTCGGAAATGTTTACATTTTTGCTTGAAATGTTTACATTTTCATTTAAAATGCGTACATTCTTATAAATTTGGTCGACTTTAATTAAGAGGTACTCTTTTCTGACTTCAACTTCTTTACGGCGACTGACTGCCTCGAAGTATCTTTCTTGTATTCCTCTCGAAGTCAAGATTTGATACTTGTCATAAAGTTCACTGTCAAATATACCTCTTTTAATCGCAGCTCTCACTATTTCGGACACGGCATCACCACCCAAACCTACATTCTTTCCGAACAATAATG